TTAAGGATTATCCCTTTTTTCACAGCCGCCATACCCAACACTTTTAGACCCCCTTTTGAAAGTATTTGTAAAATAATCTTTACCGCCACCAACAGGAATGTTTGCAGAAATCGGCGGGCAGTTTTCACCGCTACAGCCAATTTCACAATTGACTAAAGAAGAAGATGTCCAATAAAAAACATTACTGTCATCATTGACATAGCTATAATCACAGTTGGCAGGGATCATGGGACAATGAAACATATAATAACCCATAGGAAATCCGACCATAGAAAAAGAAGATGAATTGACATAACCGACAATACCGTTATCAATATCACAATCCGTTTCATTTAACTCAGGGTAGAAAGCACATCCCATTGAATGAAGCTCACAGCTAACAAGAGGATCAAGCGTTAAACCCCAAACCCAATTTGGATATGTTGAAACGATAGCTTTAAATTTCATATTTCCTAAAGTGCTATCAAGCCTACCATAGCCGTAAGGATCAGTACCGTTAACATTCCATGTCGGATTATTTATGCAATCAGTCAAGTCAATGAAATAATCTATACCTTGAGAGCAATAACAATTGCACCAGCCGGAATCACGAACAAAAGGAGCGTCACATGGCGTTAAACAGCCACAGGTACAGGTTGAAGGCAATACGTCACGGTGTCCGCAATCAGGGGCCACAGAATCACATTGACAAGTGAACTGATTAATATGTGAGCATGCAGGACAAGGAGCATGACTACCGCATGCAAGCTGTTCAGGAGTAGGGGGAGTTACCGGAGCCATAGGATTTAAACTTTCCCAACATGCCAAATAAGAAACGCTGGAATTTTGCGGATCAGTACAATTTTGTGAATAAGAAATACATTGACAAGAATATTCAGAAGACTGATCGCAGTTAGGACAGTCATTAACAGTACACTGATTATAAATAACATCACCGTTTTCCGTCTTCTTTAAGCCTACCCATTGCGAACCCCAAGGAAGATTATTAGACCATGCGTTGACAAAAGAAGAAGGACACATATCTGCACAATCGCTGGAACAGGGAGACGAAGCATAAACCCAAGAAACAAGAAAAATGTTTAACAGAAAAGCACCGAGATAAATTATCAAAAAAGTAATCCCGGCAAACAAAATACGAAAGAATAACGATACTGCTTTTTTTATTAGCTTTAAATTTATCATGTTTTTAATGCCGCACCCAAAGCAAAAGCAAGTCCGGCAATACCTCCCAAAATTAATGAAATCAAGGTTACATTTGAAGATGAAGCGTCAGAAGTACAAGCACCACAGCCAAGAGAAAAATTATTGTTGTAATTGCTTGAAACGTAAACAGGTAAATCTCCAGAGGCATCAGTCATACCTTTTAAAAACAGATGTTTAGTGCAATTACTATAAAGATTTTCCGTTACATGATCCGCATTTGTTGACCAATAAAAAATATTCATACCCCCGGCATTTGTTAATGTCATATCAACTTTAACGGAAGCGTTTTGCATAGTGCTACCACATGAGCATGTTGTTGTCTGATAGCCATAGCCCAATGCGATAACAGGACATAACAAAAACAGAAACAAGACTAATAAAGTTTTCACTGAACCCCCGCAACCACACGGTATCTATATTTTAAGGTAGAAGTAACAGCAGACGAATACAACTTTAATGTAAGATTAGGGGATGTCCAATCAAGCTGACAAGTTGTACCACCGCCAACCACTAATTGAGGGTAAGCATTGTAAAGCGTACAGCCGGAAAGCACACCGTTAGTTTTAAGACACATACCGTACAAAGTATCATACTGGTAATATGAATTAACGGAATTTATCATCATAGCTTCAACAATAATGGTATTAAGCATATTATTTGTCAGCAAAGAATTTAAGTTAATATAATTCCAAGCGCCAGCCGTTACCGTTACATTTTTTACCCAAGAAGACCACTCACCATTAGCAGATGCAGTAAAGTTTCCGTCTTTACTTGCAGAAGAATAAACCATACCACTATCCACATCCTGATAATAGCTATAACCGAGCAACATACTACAAGGGTAAGAACCGCCACAAGGCGAACCATGACCAGAAGACCACGGATTATAAGGTACAGGGGGCGACCAAGAAGCACCAGTCGGCCCGGTTGCACCAGTCGGCCCGGTCGGCCCGGTTGCACCAACAGCGCCGTTTTGTCCGTTAGCCCCCGGCGATCCCTGCAGCCCGGTTGCACCAACAGCGCCGTTTTGTCCGTTAGCCCCCGGCGATCCCTGCAGCCCGGTTGCACCAACAGCACCGTTTTGTCCGGCAGGGCCAGTCGGCCCGGTTACTCCAACAGCACCGTTTTGTCCGGCAGGGCCAGTCGGCCCGGTTGCACCAACAGCACCGTTTTGTCCGTTAGCCCCCGGCGATCCCTGCAGCCCGGTTGCACCAACAGCACCGTTTTGTCCGGCAGGGCCAGTCGGCCCGGTTGCACCAACAGCACCGTTTTGTCCGGCAGGGCCAGTCGGCCCGGTTACTCCAACAGCACCGTTTTGTCCGGCAGGGCCAGTCGGCCCGGTAGGGCCGGGAACACCGCCGTTACTTCCTGTAGGGCCTTGAGGCCCGGTAGGCCCGGTCGGGCCAACAGCGCCACTCTGACAAAGCAAATACCAATCAATAGGATCATCTAAAGGACTAAGGCCAAAGACAGGAGCAACAGAAACATAGGCCGATCCATCAGGCCCGGTAACAATAGACTGAGAATCATAGTTATAGTTATCCGTCCAGTCACCTTGATACTGGATAACATCAGCAGAAAAAACAGGTAGAGCTAAAAGCAAAAGCAAAAAAGTGATATAAAGAATATATTTTTTCATGGCTTTAGTGACACGCAATCTTCAACCAGATATTTTTATTTTTATCCGGTCGAAGTTCCTTGTTAGCACTAAGGGCCAAGTAAAAACACTTACCATAAAGAACCATTGATTGATTTTCATAGTAAGTTTTTTTATCCCATGTACCCGAATAGGACATAACAGCCAAAGCATAAAGAGATTCAGGCGCAGGTGAAAAAGCGCACAGATCAGAAGGATTAGAAGCGAAAACAGGAACGGAGAACAATAAAAAGATAATAAGGAAAAACAAAAAATTCTTTTTCATAATACACTCCTCTCAAGAATTATTTTTAAGCGTATCACAGATACGCAAAGAATCAATTTAATATCCTTTTAGCCAGTTTTATATTGTTAGGGATCGAAGGGATAAGATTATTTTTAGCAGTAACAAGATTTCTTGAACTATCGGAATGAACCTTGCCAACCCTTACAATTTCATTATTGTTTTTTTGGATCGTCTTGTTGCCACATTCTGATAACAATATTGTGTTACCCTCGGAATCAATAATTTTGCCACTCTGACGGCATCCCGCCAATGAAGGGGGGCTGTCTTCCTGTTTTTCTTCCGAAACAACAGGAAGGACAGCCCCAGGAAGTTTGTTATAGGCCGCAAAAGAATTGTCACTGGTTTTTAAGTCCCGATACTCGACAATATTAGATTCATTCTTTTTGAAGGCAACCGGGAGACTGCTTGTAACAGCAACAGGCGAAACCTCGGCCTTTTTCTTTCCAATGCCTAAGATACCTCCACCAAAAAGAGAACTATGAAAGAGCATGTAAAGAGCAAAACAAAGCATAAAAGGAATAACATAAAAAATGGGTTTCATTAAAACATTAACAGCTTTTTTTATACCCATTTCTTTTATTTCATCAGTAACATAAGACTTATAACAAGCAAATATTTTGGGGTTATAAGAATGTATTTTTTTTTGAAAAGGCGTTCCAGAGGTTGTCTCTCCGCAATAAATACCGACTTCATATTTATTTTTAACAGCCTTACCGAAATAATCTACTTTTCTATATACATAAGTCCATTGACTTAAAGACCTCACCTGTTTATCAACGCCCTCGATATGTGTTGTCAACATCACCATATCAAAACCGAAATGCCTGTGACGTTTAGCCCAAGAAATGAACTTCATGTTCTTTTCACTATTCCAATCACGATTAGAATAGTAGTCATGAATTTCATCAATAACAATTAAGGCATTGTTTTTAACATGATCCCAAAGCTCAACGACCTGAACATCTTCCAAGAAAATAAGTTTTTCAGATAGTTCAAAATCATCAAGACCCGTTAATATTTTTATACCCTCTCTCGAAGCAGAATCATCTAAACCCTCGATATTCGTCATAACAAAACGGCCCCGTTTAAGGTTTTCAATAATAAGTTTTACACCCTCGTAAGTCTTGCCACTACCCGGAGTACCCATGTAAGTGATAATCATATATTCATACCCTTGTAAATGCGGCAGGTATAAGATTTAATAAAAAACGGATACCATAAGACCAAGCAAGAATAGACATACCAGTGGGAAAACCCGTTTGATTAATTAAATAAGCAACTTTAGGATCAAGAAAACCCCAAGCTGCAGAGATACTAACAAGAAAACTGCCGACATCAATAGCGGAAATAATAGCAAGGACAATACCAAAAAGGCCCATAAGAATAATTTTGAATTGAAGAATAAAAAGATAAAGAAAACCATCAAGAGCAAACTTGAATAGATTTACAATGATAGTGACAAAATCATTAAGAAAAGAAAGTATAGCCGCCATGAATTACCTATTTATTATCTGCGCAATGTAACGGATCGCGCCGATAATCCAACAACAGACAATAATACCGATAATAAATATTTTCGTTGTAAGATGTTTACTTATGTCCATTTTTTACCTCACACATAGCCCAAGGCTTTTCTTATTATTTTGTAAACGCCAAAGCAAACAGCAATAACAACAAAGGGACTAATCAAACTCAATAAATCGGTAAAAACGGAAGACCAATCTATACCCGGCGGAAGCTGAATAAAATCATCCGCATAATTTTTTGAGGGGAAAAGAAACAAAGACGGAACAAGTAAAGCACACCAGAAACCGATCTTTTGAAGAATACGAAAAACCATATTAATGCAAAAGCCGAAAAACCAGAAAGCGATAACAAGACCAGCACCATAGCCAAGAAATGTTATATCAAAATAATTCATTCGTCATCCTCTGAATCAAAATATTTCTCGTTGATACGATCTATTTCACGCGAAGAAGAACCGTCTAAAGCACGTTGTATAACGAACATCCCAGCAACCATAAGCAAAAGAACAATGAGAGCAGAAAAAACAGTGAGCATATCGCTTTTAATACCAGCAACGCCCTCCGTCGCAATGTTTACAAAAGTTTGTACTGATGAATCCATTTAAACACACCTCCAAAGGTTAAAGGGAAGCGGGGCGGAACGTCGCCGCCCCTGTAAAAATTTACTTCCCGCAAAAACCGGAAGCCGTCAAAGCTGTCCAAAGTTACAAACCTTGACGGCTTGCGGAGTCCTACGAAAATTACACCTTACTAATAGCTCTCTTCACAACCTTGTAGCCAGCAAAAGCCAAGGGTATGAGGATGATTATTGCAAGGATCGCAACGGCGGCGCTGCTAAGGCCGCTTGCATCAACGGCGGTTACGATAGGATCGTAAACGTTGCCCGCTGCAAAAGCAGATACTACGAAAGAAACGAGCATAGCACAGACTAACAAAAACGCTTGTGATGTTCTTTTAAACACTACTTTTTCCTCCTTTCATTAAAATTTGATATTTCTGTCAACTTAAAAAAACAGAAATTCGCTATCTTGTGAACACACGCACAAGAACAGCAAAGCCAGCCAGTACAAGAAAAATAGTAATCATGCCCGTTACAACAGTACCAACGTCCGCTTGAATACCCGTAAAATCAGACGATGAAATTAAGGGTGTCCAAGTCAT